CCAGTGGATTACAGTAATGCCACCGTCTGCCAAGTTACGTTCTGTCATTGGTACTGACCATGTGTATGTTACAGCCATTGTATTACTCCTGTGCTGCTAAGTGTGCGGCGTAGGCATCCTTAACCGCTTGCGTGTGTACTGCGTTACAGATGGCTTGCACCTCTGTGCTTTCACCTGTGATGTCTGCATCTGGTGCGACTACATGGCGTGAGAAAGATCGGCTGATCTCTACACCGTCACGCTTGATGACCGTGGCTGTACGCACCTGAACGTGCTTGAAGTCGCCTACGATCTCTATTTTGTCTTGTACTGTTTCTTCTGTTAGTGCCATGTTTATCTCCTTTATGGCTTGGACTGACTACCCTGTGATCCAACAGGGGTGGTTATGCGTCTGTTTGATAACTTCCTGTTATACGAATTGCACCAAAAGAACTAGAACCAGCACTGTTTTGCAGATACTGGTAGTCACTCCCACTATCGTCAAAGATTACTATTTTTCCAGTAGTGGTGTTTGCTTCAATGCCATACCCAGAAACAATTTTCTCATCAACATTATAGTATCGCATGAGAATGTTACATATTTGCCTATATCCAAGGTTTGATGAGGTAAAAGGTAGGCCACCTATTGATATGTCTGTAGAAGAAGTAATATCGGTTGGACGATATAGATTTATCCTTATATGTACTGTATTTCCAATTTTAGTATAGCTTCCAGAAGCTGTACCTGTTACACCGCCTGTGATTGTAGGAGTAAACGTCCCCTCCTCATAGTCATCCAGCTTATTAGCCGACCCAGTGCCGCCAAGGTAGACACCGCCAGAGAGGTAGAGGTCTTTGAAGCGTCCATTTGAATAGCCAAGATCAAATACTCCATCCTCAGGTGCATTTGCTGTCATGTCCCATGCACTTATCAGGTTGGCACTATCATTAAACTTTAGTCCAACATTACCAGTCCCTATCGTAAGGTCACCGACGTTAGCCCCAATACTCCCCACAGTGGTGCCGTCTTTAAGGAAGTTGACGATGCTACCATCGGTTGAACCCCTGCGGAACTGAGCCACAGAGCCTGAGTTAGCAGTGCCTTGAGTTACGGTAGTTGCTAAATAACCAGACGAAAAGATTGTTGTTCCATCCGTTGCTGTGTCTGATGCAGTCTTACCCACCAGCAAGTTACCACTGCTGTCGATGCGCATGGCTTCTGAGTCGTCAACCCTGAAGTTAATACTTGAGTTGCTTGCATCTTCGCCTACGTCAGAGCCAATAGTAAGAGTCCCGCCGTTATTGCGTATCTCTGCGTATGTTGTATCGTCCGTATCAGTCAGATGTATCGTCGCATTTGAGGAGGCTACATTAAGGTCAGCACTAGGCGAACTCGTCCCAATCCCCAAACTCTCAGCACTCGCATCCCAGAAGAACTTTGCCGTGGTGCCTGTGTCCTCGTAGAAGCTGATGTCGCCGTTGTTGGCTACTTTAGCTGAAAAAGTAGCACCCGTATAAATGTTTACGTCAGCTCCAGAAATATTGCCAGCTACAAGGTCTAAGTCACCCGCAGTACTACTTTCGTTTCCAGCAACACGAAGATAACTACCTCTATCCCACGAAGCAGTGCCACCTCCTGCCAAAGCAATACGGGCGTTATCAGAACTGTCAGTTGTCCCAGTAGATATTAGGCCAGATGCACCCCCATCCACAGTCAGCCCATCGCTGGTCAAAGTACCCGTGATGTCTACGCCTGTGCTGGTGGTTTCGAGTTTTTCTGCGCCGTTGTAGTAAAGTTCTACAGCACCTGCCGTTACAGCCTTTACCATCTGTTGGCTATTAGCCGTATCGTACAAAGCAATCTGTGCGCCGTTAGTAGTGACGTTTAGACTTCCTGTTCCATTATCCGAAACATAGCTGTTAAACCCATTATGATAAATCTGTAGGTCAGACCCTGCGCCGAAGATGGCTTTGTCGTTGTCGCCGAAGGACAAGTTACCCGTCATGGTGCCGCCAGAGAGTTCCAGCTTATCCGTGTTTAGGTTTGTGAAGTTGGCATCAACTTCGGCATGGGTAAGCGGAGACCCCTTCCCAGAACGTGTAACTAGAGTAGCCATGGATTAGTCCAATCGTATTTTAAGATTACCAGCAGAGATGCGGAAAATGTCGCCCGTATCAATCGCCTTGGGTAGCGCAGTCGTAAAATCGCTTGGATCGGTCAACTCAGCATACGCAAGCAAGTTGCCGCCCGTAGACGCGTCATACACGCCCGCGTATGTCACCGTACCCCAAGACGCTGTCGCCGTGGGAAACTCAATCGCGGAGCCCGTTGTAGCCTCCGTCGGCGTTGTACCTGACACAGTAAACGACGCGGTTTGGCGCGCGTATGATCCGCCAGACACCTCAGTGCCTGCCGCGCTATCGCTAGACGCAGATGTATGTAAGCCAACGTATAAAGTAGACGGCGCAGTATACGCATTGCCGCCGAATACGTGGTCAAGGATTTTGTCCTCAAGGTAGTCAGTAAAACTCATTTCAAGCTCCTATGCTATCGCGCGTGGGCGCATTCTCAAGCTAGACGATCCGATGCGCGATCTCTCGTCTTGCAGTTTTAGCGTCTCAACGCCTTGACGGTACAAGCCCTGCCACACGGCAATGCGCCCGTCGTCATTAAGATACGGCGCCGCCTGCATTAGCGTGCCGTACAGGTAGATGTCTGGCGCAGAGCTTAGTAGCCAGTTTTCCGTTGTGCTATCTGAAAGTGCTGGCACCTTCGCGTAGTACATTAGCTCACCAGTGTATGTAGCGTCTGGCGTCGGTACGACCTCGATCTGAGTGCCTACGTTGGTAAAGTATTTCGGCTTGCCAGACGCGGTAAACTTAATCTGCTCCTCGGATGCCTGATCCGGCGTCACAAACAAAAGCGTCGCAATTGGCGTCGTGTTAAGCTGAAAGCGGATCGTCTCCAGCCAGTCTGACGGCTTCAAGAAGTATTTCGTGTCAACTTCCGCCGTCGCGCGCTTTACCATGCGGTGGTCGCGGACGTCGCGATTAATCTGGCTCTCCGCTAATGAGATGAACGTCGGAATGACCGACGTCAAATCGTCGCGCAGCAGCCAGTCGGCTATGTTAGACTTTAGCTCGGAGTATGTTGTAATGCTCACAGCGTGCCCGCCCTTGTCCTAAATACTCTGTTGTCTCGATCGTTGAGCCACTGCTTAAACTTCTTGGGGTCATCCGCAATGCCTCGTCTCTTGAGGTCATAATACACGTTTAATGGGATTGACGCCACCTTATTGACGTCGCGGTATCTGTCGGGGGTATCGTTGTACTGACGCTTGTTTGCTTCCGCGACCGCCGTGACGTTTTGCTGCGTCTCGATCACGTACTCGCCCTTATCAGTAACGTGCCAATATTGTGTGATGCCGGTAAGTGGATCGTGTCCAAATAATCTCTTTTGTGGCATGCCTATCTCCCAGAAGTGAGAGGGGCGACCGAAGCCGCCCCGTCAGTCTTATGATACGTTCAAGTCCGCAACAACTGCGTGCGCAGCCTCGTTGCTTACTTTCAAGCCGAACTCGGCGATAACCATTGACTTCTCGGCGTCACCAGTTTTCGAAAGCTCGACGTTCTGGATTGGACGTAGGTAGCATACAGATGCGTACTCTGGGTCAAGTAGATAGGCTGACCGCTCTGGGCTAAATCTGTTAGCTACACAAGTCAAACTTCCGAAGTCGGACAAGTACACGTCAGCCGCACCGATAATGGTTGTTGGCGCGTCTGATGGCGCTTGGTAACGCTGTGCCGCGATACCCGCAAAACCTGACACAACTGTCTTGTTGTGTGGGCCTACCATCAAGATGCTTGGCTGACCGCCAGAAACGAATGCCTGCTGCATTGCGTCTTTCAGCATTGTCTCAGTGAAATCACGCTGAGTGCCGTCTGTACGTGCAGTAGTACCGTTACCAGTTGCCAACGCACCGCCTGAACCAGCGCTTGCGTTTGACGCGATCCACGCGCCCAAGCCGCCTGTCTCACGAGCAGTTGAAGAATCGCCAGCAACTTGCGCGTTGTTCGCAGTCAAAACTGCTTCGATGTCACGCTTAAGCTCTTTACCGCGCTTTGCGATTTGGTAGCTTAGTTCGTCGTTGCGACCAGCAGTGTCTAGCGCTGAGAAGTTGTCTGCAACGATAGTTGTTCTGCGGCGAATATGAGTATAATTGCCGACTCTTGTGGTTGCTGAAGTGCTGTCGAAAGATGACACGTCATCCCCATCGATCACACCTGTTGTCGACGTTGCTGCCAAGCTGTCAGTCTGCCACTCAAAATATGTGTTGGCTACGTTTTCTGAGCCGACGTTTGACTGAAATGGCACCTCTTCAGGTGAAATGTTCGCGATCACATCTGCAAGTGATTCACGGATACCTACACCGTCGTGCGATGTAAATGTGTTAGTTACGATTGCCATAATGGCCTCCTAGAGTAGGGTTTTGATTGCAGCCGCAGCGTCTGCGATGCGGCCGGTACTTCGTGCGCGCTGTAGCGCTTGTTGTTGCCCTGTCTTTGGTCGAGGCTGCGAGCCACGAGAACCAGCTTTGAGTGTCTTGGTCTTCTGCGTCTTCGGCTTTTTCTTGGCCTCCGTTGCGCGTGTCTGACCCTGATCGTATAACATCGCTTTCCTCGCTAACTTCACAAGCGTAGCATTCGTTAGACCATTAACATCTTGTTCGCTGAAACCCTCCTTCAGGAGGAAACCGCGGATGTCTTTGGCCTCTTTAGACGCGACGGCATTGTCACGCCATTCAGGAATGAGTTCTGGCAGTAATTCGCGCTGCTGTTCGAAGTATTGAGCTTGCATCTGTTCAAGACGCTGTTGCTCCAACCCCGACATGCGCTGACGCTCAGCTTCAACCGCCTGCAATTGAGCCTGACGCTCGTCTTGCTGCTTTTTCCACTGGCGCTCTGCCTTCGCTGCCATCACGGGGTCTGTATCATACAGAGTGTCCCAGTCTGGCTCCTGTTCGACCGGCTGCTGCAAACGCTCCTGCAATGCAGGCAACATCTGAGCATATTGAGCACGTTCACGCTGTATCTCTTCGAAATTTGCTTCTAGCTCCTTACGAGCTTCGGCCAACTCTTGAGTTTTGCGTGTATAATCCCGTTGCCTCATGCTTCCGCGTTTGAGCTCTTCGACGGTAATCTCTTCTCCGTCTACTTCGACCGTGGCCGATAGTAAGTCGAAGGATGCGTCGTCCTGCTCGCTGGCATCTTCTTCAGCTTCGGAATCGCCTTCGTACTCTGTATCGTACTCTTGAGAGTACTCTTCAGCGTCCTCTGGCATTTCGGCGTCCGCCTCTACGGCTTCGGCCTCAAGCGCATCAGGCTCCGTCACGGTATCCTCTTCAGGCGCGATCATGGCTCTGATTGCATTTTGTGCGGTATTCAGATCAGTCCCTAACGGGTTGTTGGCTTCTGACATCCTTAAACTCCATATTATGCGCTATTTTGTCTTTTTTTCAATAGTCGCATTATCTTCCATTGCGCGCAGCTTCTGGCGAACCGCCTGTACGCCGCGCAGTTTCATGTAAATGCCCTCACGGGCACCGTTATCGCTGGCTTCAGTTGCCTTGAACTCCTCCCAGCAATCCTGCTCGATCTCATCCATGAAACGAATGAAATCTGTATCACGTAAAAGACGGGCAGCCTCGTGCCCGTCGTCTATGATTTGCTGCTTACTCTTCACGCGCTGCATCCTTAATCAGATCGGCCTGCGCCTTCATCACTTCGCGGTTAATCGCCATGTCAGAGCGTATCTTTTCGACGTTAAGCTGCGTGCCGTACTTCGCCTGCAACTCCTCCGCCTTGACGTACAGCTCTGCCTCTAGCTCGTCGCGCTTGCGATCGTCCTCCATGAACATTTTCTCGCGGCCAAGTTGCAGCTCGGCAGCCTTCTTCTGGATGTCCGCTTGGATTTGCTGAATTTGAACCTGAATAAGCTGCTCGTTGATGTCTGGCTTGTCTTCTTGTGGTGGCGCTTGAAACTGTGATGGGTCTGACCAGAATTGCGATGTATCCTTGAACCCTGCAAGCTCTGTCATCGCCTTCAGCGTATTTGACAGCTTCTGCATGTCGGTCAGCGGGTTTACCGCGCCCATGGTCGCCATGGCCTCTTTCTGCATCTCACCGATCTGGCGCAACATCATCATGCGCTCAGTGTCAGTGCCGCGGCCAAGTGCGACGTTAATCGATACATCCATATTCGCATTCCACGCACGCGGATCGATCGGCACAAACTGATTGGCCAACCGAATCATACGCGGTTGATCCTGATGCGTCGTAATTAAGTGCAGAACGATCTTGTAGAGCTGCTTCATTCCGGTTTCCGCAAAGATACGCGCAATTATCTCAATGTGCTGCTGAGCGCTCGACACAGTCGCGTTTACCGCTGCCGCGGTGGATGACTGCAATGCACCCGCATCCAAGCCCATAGACGCCTTTGAGATGCCTGTGCGGGCCTCTTTGATCTCGTCCATGTACTTCAACACTGGGAACGCCTGCTGTCCGACGAACGGCATGGACAATGGCTGCACCTGACCGGCGCTACGCTGGCGGATTATGGAGCCGACTTCAGTGTTCATTACGTCTTCAATGTTGACCATGCCCTCGGTCACCGCAATGCGTGGATGAATAGACATCGCCAAGCTGTCGAGTGTATTACGCATGATGACAGACTTAATGCGCTGAATGTCCATCACGGTATCCGCAATAGACATGCCAAAGAAGTCATGTGCCTCTGGATCAGGGCAGAACACGGCAAACGGCAGCATCGCGCACGGCTCGTTCATAAGTATTTTCTTACCGTCGCCAGCGGTGCAAATTTTACGCAGCTCCGCGATACCGTCGCCGTCGTAATCGACGCGGATGTAGTTTTCGACGTAAAGCACTTTCTTCATCGCCGGATCGTTGCGCTCGTTCATCTCGTTGTTAAGCGCCTTGTTGCGCGTGTAGCGCTCGACGTTTGTCTCCATGTCATCGTATGACGATCCAAGCGACACGACGTCGTCGTACTCGTAGCCCATTGCCACAAGCTCGGAGACGGTTACGATGCGGCGGTGCGCGACGTAGTCGGCGTCCTCAAGTGATTTGCTTTCGCGTGAAATCAAGAACTCCTCCGGCGGCACGGCTTCCATCCTCACGCGGCCATCCGGATACGTGTATGTGGCGCGCACGGCGTGCACCATGGGCGGGGGAATGATCTGGCCGGTCATAGGATCAATCTGGGGCTCGCCAAACGGCTCGGAGGCGACGATCTCAACGTCCACATTAGGGTCTGCCATAATCGCGCTGAGCGCGTTGTCATCGAGGCCAGACAGGTCATGCGTTTCAAAGCGCGTCTGGTCATCCCAGTAACACTTCAGAACGCCGGCCTTACGGATCAGCGCGTCCTTAAACGCAGCGTGAATGTGTAAAAAGCCGTTGTTGTCGCGATTGATGATGTAGTTCGCGTATTCCGTCGCCTGCTTCGCCGCGGCAACGTCTTCCGGCCCCTGTGGCGCGTACTCAACTGTGTGGTCGGTGCCATGGAATATACGCATCAACGACGGCATGATCGCCTGCACGGTGTCGCGCACGTCCATGCTAACAACTTGGCTGCGGCCGTCTTCCTCATCGCCAAAAGGTTCGCCGCGGTAATACTGCGTTGCGGTGGCGCGTGTGGGGCTGATCCAGTTGTCGATAAAATCGATTGCGTCGTCGATCTCTTTGCCGACGATGCCTTGCAACTCGTCGTCGTCCATCTGGTTGGGGTTTAGCTCGGCTTCTAGTTGCGCCGCCAGTTCGTTGATTTCGTAGTCCATGTACGGCTCCTATCTGCTTAAATAACCTTCGACGTCGGCAAGCAGGCCAGAGCTAAGCTGTGGCTGCCTCCGCATCGACATAGGTGTTTTTGCCATTTTAGCGGCGTCGTTTTTCATTGCCCTGCGCCCAAGCTGCAATCCTTTGAATCCGCCGTATATCAATGGCGCGGCATCTAGGCCAAGCATTGCAATGTGGCCAAGCATGTCGAGCTGGCGTCCCTCTTGGTATGCGTCTCTAACTTTTCTAGAGCCGCCATAGAGATCGTCTGCAACGTATGGGGCATTTGCAACCGGCACCATTTCAGCAACCTTGGACATCGCGACAGCTTCCATAGGATCGCGCCCCTGATCGATCAGAGACTGTACCGTACCGCGGCGTGCGTTAAACATGTTGGGCTCGGCGTTCATGTAATCCATAAAGCCTTCGAGCTGGTCTTCGGTGTACAGGTAGTCGCCAAAATCGCGGTATGTGCGACCTTGGTCGTCAGTCTTGTATACTAGCTTGCGCGCGTATGGATCGATCTGATCGTATGCTAGGGAAATCTTCTTGCGGATGTCACTCATCTGGCCTCTCTTCAGTCACCTTGACTTTGTATTTTAAGAGCAGTGGCTCTTCGCTGTCTAACGTCTCAAGTATTTCAACTTTAAAAGATGGATCGCTTTCCAGAAGTGATTTTCCAAAATCATCCATCTCCATTTCGTAAACAAATGTCGTCATTTCTCTAATCCTTCCAAATAATCGAGAATACTCATAAACTGACCCTCCGGAGGCCTCACAAACTCAGGAACGACAGGGTTAAACTGCGTGAAAACATTTGGCCGCGCCTTGCGGTTTTGTAGGCCAAGGTATTTTGCAACTTTTGCCATATCCATGGTTTCAGATATGATCAAGTCAGCGCGCTCATTGGGCGGTATATTTATGCCAAACGTCGAAAGCACGTCGTCAACTTTCTCACGCGCGACAGGTAAAAATTTGTCAGCATCTTCGCTGACATCATAAAAACCCTCGACCGGCTGGCGTGTCGTGTGAATTGCCTCACCTAGACCGCGCTCTTTCTTATAACCTTCAGACGCCCAATAACTTTGCGGCGGGTAGGGATCGTAAAACTCTTTTGGCTCCTGCCGAAAAGGCGATGTTCTTACTTTAGAGCGCGCAAGCGAAGCCTCTGCCCCACGAATATTGGGGTTCGTTAAATGCTTCATTGGGTCAATGACAGGCCGCACTTCATCTGAGAAGTGAAGCAAATCAAGTAAACCGCGTGCATATTTTAACGGGTTAGCCATTAAGAACCGTTGCCCTCTATATTAGAGAAGTAGTTAAGAATATCGTTTGTCATTGGCGCGGCAGCTCCAGCTCCAAAAACAGGAATAGACCCCTTAACCATACCGCGGACAACCTCTTTTGGCGTTAATCCGGTGATAGCGCTGGTGCGCTCGATCGCTTCATTGACGAACTGAATCATAGGCTTACCCTCTTTGCCAGTTCCACCATGCCAGACGACTTCTTGAAACTTCATAGGCGTAACGCCTTTTTTGTCGGCAAGCTCCATAGCAACCTCTTCAACGGCGCCATATGTCTTTGGCGTTGGCACTTGCATGCCATAGCCAATAGTCATCATCTGCTCATCCATCGTCGCACGATCGCCGGCGCCTTGGAAATTTGTAGAGAAGTTAAAGCGTTTTGGGTTTGTCGTTGGGTTGATACCGCCTGCCGCTTCAATTTTGGATGCCGATTTAGCATTATTACCCAAAAAACGACCTCCGATTGGGTACGGATAGTTGAACGTATTTTCCGGTAAATTAGCGCCCTGCGTCTTACGATAGTTGTCAAAAGACGCCATTAAAAAGTTTGCCTGCGGATCGGCGCCGCCAGTCCATGCGGCCATAGGGTCGGCAAACATTTCTTGAAACTTCTTGCGGCCTAACTCTTCACCATATTCATCTATAAACTCTTTTTCAAATTGACCCATGAAGTACCAGTCAGACGTATCTGGTCGATCGATACCTTTTTCGTATGCTTCAAGTAGGTTTCTTTTAGACTGCGGATTTCCGTACAATTTTCTGTACTTATCAATCGTCTCTTGTTTCGCCGGCAATACGGAAAGCGTTTGGTTTGGCTGCGATGCGACCGGATACTTATATCGGTCAACAGTGAAACGATCGGCGATGTTGAAATACGGGTCATAGTCGCCAGCATTAATCCGGCGCTGCGTGGCTTCGCGTAATTGCTTTACAGCTTTGGCTTCTGGGCTTTCGCTTTTAGCTAAGTACTCTTTGCCTTTTTTCTTGTCGAATTTAGTGACCGGCGGCGTTACTTCAGGATAACGCTGGCGCAATGCAAATTTTATAATGTCATCAAGTAAGCTAGCCATATCACCACTTCACCTTGTTTGCCCAATAAGCCGCGGACATCTTGCCCTTGGCTATGTTTTTCGCATGGCGCGCCTTAAAGCTCGCGCGCTTTTCTTTCATCGCCTTGCTCTCGCCCTTTTTAGGCTTCCCAGCAGTTTTCGCGCCCTGCTGGCCAAAGCGGATCGTCTTAACTTTGTCGCCTTCTTTCGCCACCACGACGTGCGATTTCGTCGGGTGCTTGGGGGTGCGCTTTGGCTTGTTATATCCAGATACGCCGACACGAGATAGCCGAGCATCTTTCTTCTCCGACATCAGAACAACTCCGTCACGGTGATTTCGCCTTGACCTGAACCGTGGCCATCGATTGCGGCCAGCTTCCACCCGCTCTTCACCTTAAAGTATTCAACGTGGCCCTCTGGGAAAGATGCCGTGCTGGCTTCGTCCGCCGTTGGGTCAGAGCCTATGTCAATGTGTAGGTGGCTGCCAGTGACAGCAACGCGCACAACTTTCGTATCAGCGCCAAACGCAGGCGTCTGCGTAGACACCGTGGGATTGTCTAATACGTGCGTCGTACCCAAGCCAAATATCGGAAAGTGCCAGCCGTTGCTGCCTGTCGCGCCTACCGCCATCAGATCGCTCGCTTCAACTTACCAAGGCAAACGCCAGCCTTTTTACACGCCGCCGGTGTTGGGCACTTTTTATATGGGCATCCAGTTGTCGTTGTCGCTGGCATCACTTCTTCCTCTTCTTCGCTTTAGCCTTTTTGACCGCCTTCAAGTCGGCCGCGGTGATCTTCTTACGATTGCCAGCCATAGCGGCCAGCTTCTTCTGTTTGGGTGAATACTTGCTATATGGCATTACGATTCAACTTTCTTTTCCCACTCGTAGCACTTCACTTGCATGACGGTGTATGTCGGATAACGCACTTGCATCGAAATGACGCCGTTTTGCATAAAATCCGCAATGCATTCGTTCTCGCTTGCAAATGCTGGCCCGCCAACAGCGAAACAGTAATTTTGCGCACATAAGAGAACAAACGCCGTAAACATCACATCACTTCTTACCCTTTTTCTTCGGTTTTTTCGCAGTCTTTGCGGCTGCTTTGAATGCCGCCGCTGTTGGCGCACCTTTAGACCCAACCTTGCGCATCTTCTCGCCAGAACCAGCCTTAATCCGCTTCTGTTTATTGTGAATGTTGGAATACAGCCCCTTCTTCGGCATCGTGAGCTCCTTTAACACTTTATCCACATAATACAGCATTTTCGCTACTAAGGAACCCCGCGCGTGGGAGGCCGCGCGGGGGAGCCAGTAGCTCTTGCGGTGTGGAAGGAAGAACCGCATGGGCATTTTTACCATTTCGCGTGATTTTTCGCAATTAATGCTTGAAATATGTTTTTCGTTAACTTAGCGTTAACAATATAACCTAAAAAGCGCTGGGAGGCGCATTCACAATGACATTCTTCTACGCGCTCATCATCGAATACGCTTTGCAGGGGCACACCCTGCAAGCACGCATGTACCTTGAAAGCTCAAAGGCGTGTTACGACGCTCTGAGAGCCGCGGAGGCGCTGTCAGACACGTTACCGGCGGACTTGCTCTGCGAAAACACCGGTAAGCTGTCTGGCTCAATCCGGCCGATGCTACGGCCAAGTAACCCAAGTACAGGAGAGTAATATGAAACTACTTAGAAACATATTTAACAAGGCATACGCCATCATATCGAGGCTATGGAAGAAGCCAGTGCCAGAGCAGCCGAAAAAACGAAAAAAGATAAGACAGCGGTCGCGTGATCACTTAGGCGCCCACTACTACCTCGGCGACCTACTCGACCAGCTCGAAAACTCGTTTAAGTCGCTAGACAGCCTCAAGAAGGTCAACAGGGGCGCGTATAACACTTTTAGCAAAGTCTCGTGCCACGTAACATCGACAGACTTAATGAGAGGGACTGGCAATCAGTATAGCATTACGCGCGATCAAATACCGTCTGTCGGATGTAGTTTCATATCTGACATTGGCGACAAGCGGATTACAAAAGTTGTGGATGGCGAAGAATTTAGGGCGCCGACATTTTGCTATTTCAAGCGCATAAAAAATCCAATCAACGTGCAGCAGACAAATGGCATCACGCTTGAGGTTTGCAGCGTCTTTGAGTTTGATAAGGGGCCAGAGGCTGTGAATTATTACGTCTCCATAGACGAAGACTTAAACATAACGCCTCTCAAAGAGCTTCATGTTAAGGAAGTGCCTGTGCGACCAAAGGTGTCTCGCAAAAACAACAGGCCATTTAGCATACGCAGGGCGTACTGGCAGCAAGCTCCATACATTGAAAACATGGCAAAAGAGCACCATGAAACCGTAGAAGAGGCCGCGGCATACCTCACTTGGATCGCCATAAACTCTGTTCTCGCAATGGATAGCGGCGTGCATGTACGCGTCGCAAAAGGATCAAAACGCGTTACATTCGCCATCGACATGCTGCGCACGCCATACTTCTTTAAGGATCGCGATAAAACGGTCAACGAAAATGGAAAAACTCAGAAAATTTTCCACATTGTGGCGGGGCATAAGCGAAAGCTCGCAAACGGTGATGAGACGACAGTAAAATCGCACTTCAGAGGCATACGAAAATTTATGTGGAACGGATTTAAGATCAATATTCTATTGACCGGAAAGCACATAAAATCTTTTAATAAAAACAACATTGATGGCGTAGAAATTCTTGAGAGCCAGCCAATGCCAGAAGGATACATCAATGCGCAGGAGATCGTAAACGCAGCAAGCGAGGCATACGATAGAGCTTAAACACCATGGGCGCCTCACAAGCGCCCACCGTAAGCCATGAGTGCGGGGGCGGGTTTTTACCTCATTTATTTTACCGCCAAACCATGGCAGCGTGAGCCGGTGCGACATTCACCAGTGATCACGCACTAGAGGGACGCGCATGCTCCGGCGTCCCTCTTTTTACGTCTAAACGACGCCCCTAATACTACGCTTCAACGGCTTGCTCCAGCTTCCCGCGGATGCGCGGCCAAACGCCATCGTCGTGTGATCATTCGCCAGTGACAAGCACACAGCATCAGCGCGGTCAGGCGAATTAACGCCGCGCTTCTTCATCGCCTCCTTCGATTCAACTTGCATCTTGCCCGAGCTGGTAAAGTGATACCGTGGCGCCGCTAAATCCGCATACAACGCGTCATCGCGCGGCAGCTTAACGTCCATACCCTCCAGCCACGCCTTCGCCTTAAACCACAGCTCAGCGCGCAAGTTAATATACGTGTCCCTCTGCGACGACCTCTCCGCGACATTCAAGCCACGCGCCGGCAGCTCAAGCTCCCGCAAGCGATCCAGAACACCCGCCCCAAAGCCATTGCTGTCAACGATGATCTCGATCGGGCGCTTGGACGGCGGCAGCGCATCGTATTCGGCTTTGACAGCGCCAGTAAGCTGCATCAGGTCGAGGTTACGCCAGACCGTCAGAGGATGGATCACTGGGCCTTGTCTTTTACACAACACGCTGCTGTCGTTGCCCTGCCGCGCGACGTCTAAGCCCCATATGGCCGGCGTGTCGTCATCAATGCGGATCTCGTTGTTCATCGCGTGCTCGATCAGCGACACCGGAATAACCGTGTCCTCCTCGCTCGGGGGAAAGTTGCCAAGTACACGCACATGATACGCGGGACTGTCCTCCCCGTACCGCTTCTTCATGTCGTCAACGAAGTCCTCGCTCACGCGCGGGCTGCTAACGCAGCTCACGTGCATCGTGTACCAGTCGTCGCGCAGCCGATTGTGCGTGTCATAAAAGAAGCCCGTGTTCCGCGTCGGGTTACCGGTGAGCACCGTCGTCGCGTTGTGGCCGGACATCGAGCCAGACGCAGCCTCGAAGACCGCGTTGGGAACGCCAGACGCCTCGTCGGCAATGAGAAGCACATTCTGGCTGTGAACGCCAGCCAACGCCTCCGGCTGCTCGGCGCGGGACGTCCTGCACGAAATAAACGTGCTCTCGGGCTGGCTTTTCAGCTCAATACGATCACTCTTGATCTCGAGGAGGTCGTTGAACGGCGGCTTCAGGCGCTTGGCGACGTTCTTCATCTCCGCGAAGCAGGCGTCGAAAAGCTGGCTACTGGTGGGCGCCGTAACAACCGTCTTGCTCGGGATGCGCATAAGCACATGCCACACAGCCGCCATCGCGACGGCCGTCGACTTGCCCACTCCATGGCCAGAACGAACGGATATGCGTCGCTCCGCAGGGGCAGCGATGGCGTCTAAGAGCTCCACTTGCCACTCGTCAGGCTCGATGCCGATGACCTCGCGGGCAAAGGCAACCGGATCATCGCGGTAGCGACGCATTAACGTAATAAACGGGTTTTCGTGGGATTTTTTTTGCGGGGTCATG